ATGAGTCGTATTACTCGTAAATCTGGAGATGTCAAAGCTTTCGAAGCTTTTGACGTACCGATGGAGGTCTTACATGGCACAAAAACTCTTAAACCAGAAGATACGACTGGGGCGGCCGAAGATGATTGATCCATCACACACGTATATCAAGAAGTACGGCACGCTGCGAAGCATGTCCGGTCCAGATGGGCTTAAGTACGTCTTCGGTAATGGTGTGGCTGCCCATAACAAACCTTTAGTTACCAGGGCTCCGAAGATGGTTCTGCCGGGGATAGCATCATTCGACCCTCGTTGCATGAACTTCCAGGCTAAGTTGTCTTTTGAATTAAACGAAGCGTGTCCTGTTAATCTTAACAACGATTTGTTCGCGTTAAATGGTGTGCATACAAGTTTCGATCGTCTGCGCACGCTAGCGGGTTATATGATGAACCCCATGTCATATACAATGCTCGATAACAAGGATTACCGTATTTCACTTGGTCTGAAATCTGGCTACACAGCTAGACAACGTACTATAGCCGAGAACGTTTGGACGTTGATTTTCTCGGCATACTCACCAGCTTCGGTGAAGATCACTAAGAAATCAACGAGCGGTCAGAGGCGCAATACCTCGGACCACGTTTGGAAGCATGATTTCGCTCTGTTCGTCTACGAGAGTGATCACTTCGAACAAATACTCCAGGCTGTCGAAGCTAAGGACTGGCTTAAACTGGCTGACACGTTTGAGATAGTTTTCGCTATGTATATTCAAAAACGTGATCAGGTGGACACTCCAGGAAAGGAACGCCTCGTATTTGATCTAGAATATATCCTTTCTGGTGGTAAATCTGGTAACGAGTTCAACGCTGACAAAAAGGTCGTAGTTGATGGCAAAGAGTGGTCTGAATTTAGTGCTACTCGCGCCCGGGTTGTACATGCTGGTCCGTGGGCTATTAACTGCTTACTGTCGATCATATCAAGCGGCACAATGCTTTCGCTGTTTGAACGTTTTCCTAGCGTATTTCACGTAAATACCGCCGAAGAAATCGAAAATGTCGTCAACGGTAACTACGTTTGGGCAGGTGACGTTAAAGAGTATGACAGGTCTATGGATAAAGAAGCAATCTCTGTAGCACACGAGATGGCTAAAAAGTTCTGGGACCCTCGTTTCGTATCTATTTCAGAAATGTTATATTTCTCACCGTATTACGCGAGACCGTTAGATATGAACGGCACTCGTGGCACTTGGGTGGGTGATCCACGTAATCTTGAACCTCAGGTCATGGCTGGAAACAGATCTGGACACGCGTGGACCTCCTTAATGGCTAAGGGCAACAAAGTCATCGAAACGTTATTTATTTTTGACGCGATGGGTTTAGAAGTTCTTGGAAATGAGAGGTTGTATTTAGAAGGAAAGGGTTCGATCGGTATCATCAATAACGGTGATGACGAGATTATCTACACCAAGAACCCTGGCATATTGGACCTATTCAAAGCCAAACGTGCTGATCTTGACGCCGGACATTATGTTGTTACGCGTGAAGAAGGCGCGGTATTTTCGGGCAATCTGCTGATACCCGATAAATACGACTCTTTGAAATATCACGCGACGCCACGTTTGCACACAGGTTTTGAAAAGATATATGTGCCCGAGCGTAGCATAGGTGGTAATTTCAGGCCCTTTTGGTATATTGGCGTGCTTGAACGTATCAACAATAGAGCAAGACATCCATTGGGTGAGTTAGCTTGGGAAGTGCACGACAGATTGTTCCACGATATGTTGGCACCGCACTTTGGCACGCTTCATAGCATGATCGTTGATGCTGAACAGAAGGCCCCTTTTTCATATGGCGCGCTTACTGTTGCTGATCGCGAAGTGTTAGAAGATCCTAGCAAGCTCCACTACAAGTTCCTCGATTCTGAAGTATCGGACGAAGTTCTTGAACTGGTGGTATCAAAAATACCGTTCGAGAAATTCGAACATTTAGTTAAACGCTACTTCACAGGTAGCATTCAATAAGGAGCTATTCAATGTTAATTAATAAGGTAGGTCGAGCCGCCGAAATCGCGTCTCTTATGGAGATGGCTTCGCCCAATTTCGCTGGCCGCGCAAAAATGATATTCCGCGACTCGTTTGATGAGTTCGTGCGCCTCCATGGCGTTGAGTCAACGATTCTGAATTTTCCATTCGGTTCCAGTAACGTTCTAATCGGTGCAGACGGCAATCGCGTTCAATACCCAAAAGGTATTAAGGATGAGGCGGAAGGTGCCTACTCCGCGCGGGTCGCTTCCTACAAAGAAGCTCTGCGCCGTACCGGTTGGAATCAACGATTCGAAACGAAAATGCATCCGGGTTCGGCTCCTACAAACAAGATGATAGGTGACGTGCGCGTTCCTGCAGGTTTGTGCCTCATCGTTGGCGGCGCTGCCGCCGGCAAAACCCCTTTAGCACACGCTCTAGCGGGTTATGGCGATCAGGATTATCACATCGTTCGTTACGGCGAACCTCTAGCTGGTTACATCACGAACGAGGACGATGCCGCTTTTAAAGTAGCGCAAGCATTACTGTCTGGGTATGATGTAGTTCTTGACTCAGTTAAAGACGTGCTCTCTTTAATGGGAGGCGCCGCCATGAAATCCGGTCTATCACGTGAGGTACTTCCTCTCTTCTCACGTTGGGCCACATTGGCAGCTGACACTGGTTGTACCCTCTACGTACCTGTCAACCCGTCTTCACCGGATGAAGAAGTAGTCCAATTGCTAGTCGAGGCTACCAAATCAAACGCGACTATGACGGTATACAGCGACGGTGGCGATAGGTGGTCATATGTCGCTAGACGTGGCGAAGGCTTACAACGTGAATCAGGCAGTTTCACTGCCAAATTCGCTAAAGACGGCACTATGGACTTGTTAAACGGGGCGAGCTCTTCATCCTCATCGAAAGAGTACACATCGTCTAGTGTTACGAGCGACGACATCACTGACGCGGCTTTCGCTGCTTCATTACGTCGATCAGTTCTCGCGAGCGTCGATTGATACTAATCGACTATACGTTAAATTACTCATCATTATTATTATTAAGGAAATAAAATGGCAACTCGTAAAACAAACAACACTAAACCTTCAAACTCTAACATCGGTACAAAATTGAGCGCTGAAGAAACGCAAATCTTGAACGCTACGACTGGTGCGTCCGCTGCTGATACAGAAGCCGAAGCGTCAGGTGACGGATCTAACGGTGGTAACAACCGTCCGTCTGGCGTAAAATTCCTTGAACGCGATAACGGTTCATCGCGCTCTATCCCTTCTAACACTGTCAATGTTCAGATCGTTTCAACCATTCTTGACCGTTTGGCCGGCACCGTGGTCACAGAACCTATCTTCCGTGCCAAGCCAAACCTGAACATGATCATGCGTAGAGCCGCCGACCCTAGTGTGCGCGAAAAGTGCGCCACTTTCTTCCTAACTAACAAGTTGGTAGAGCCTTTAACTTCGGTTATTCCTGTAAACACAATTAAGCCTGGTGACGCTGCGGTGTTGCAGAAAGATTTGTTCAAGGCTATTGCTCGTGTAGAAAATGACCCTCGTGTACAGTTAGTGGTGACAGAAATTGTCAACTCTCATCTAATTGGTTGTGGTGTTATTCAGGACTCGGGCACATTTACAACACGTATCTACTATCCGTTTACTCCCGTGACAACTCAAAGTCTCGCGGACGATATTGGTATGCAAGAAGTGGTGCGCGTGTTGGGTGGTATCGACAAGATTGATGTCGCAAATAAGAAGTACACTAACAGGTCATTCGCCGCTGCTGTAGCTCAATCTTTGTACGCCGTGGGCAAAGCGCTGCTAGACGTAAACGAGCTTAGTGGTGTGGTAGGTGATATGGTACTTGGTGTTCGTGCAGCTATCGACCCCGAATTGACTGGATTCAAGGGCTCTATTACCCAGTCCTGGCGCGACAACACAGTAATTCAGGAACTTGCTAAGAATTACGTTTTCGTTGACGCCGCCCTCAGTCTACCGTCTGGTAACGCTACACCCTTGAACGACGGTTGGAAGTTGAACAATTGGGCACCTATCATATTAGCTGCACTCAAGACATCTCAACGTTACTCAATTGTTGGTAAGAATGAAGTAATGCGTAGCTTAGGCTTGCGTAAAATTCGCGACTTGCGTGGCCGTCCCGTTTCGTATATTCTGCATCGCTCTGCTAAACCCGAAGCCGTCGCCCAAAGTGTGTACGCTTTCGAAGATGCTGAAATCGCAGGCGCCGTAACCGTTATTCCTACTAAAGAACGTGTAGCCGAGGCAGTTGCTTCAGCATATGGTCAAACTGCAGGTTTAGGAACTGATGCCGTCGCTGGTTATCTCGCTAGCTTCCTCACGGATGCGGTGGAAGCCGGTTATACTAACTATAAACTCGGTTATCATATCGATCTCGGCACTCTTCAAGAGGCTGGGCACCATGAAGTGGCCTGCTTAATGTCAGAACGCATCCGCGTGAAGATCGAAGCCGACGGTAGTGTAGTCAAACCGGGGCTCAACCCTGATATGACGAAAGATTACGGCTGGTGGTATCATGTCAACACTAGTGAGCGTGATTTCGGTGATTTAAACAGGGGCGTTTTCGACTCGACCACTTACGTGACCAATCGTCTTGCTGAGGTATTCATAGCTGCAGATGAGTTTGAACCTCAAAGTCCAGTCGATCCGCGTCCACAGTTAATCGCACCTGTTGCTTTTGATAGTCGTATCATGGATTTCGATCCTGAGGCTAATCTCGCTAGTCTCACTTCCAGATATGCATGGGACATCACCATTAACAATAGTCGTGTCAACGGCGCTTTTAAAGCGTCAGAACTTGGCGGTATGAAGTCTTTATCTAACACTTCTCTTGTAGTCCCTATCTACAACGATGATGTTTTCCATACCGTAATCAGCGTGTTTCAGACTATCGAGGCGCTGCTTAAGGATCTGACAAAACAACGTGCTATCAACAATGATGGTCCTGACGAAGTCACCGTTGCATATCTTCGCCGATCTTTGGGCCGTAGCTTCCTACGTTACGCTCAAAGTATCGCTCCTGGCTTCCGCCAAGAGATCCACAATGGTATGATCGATCGAGCTGTAACTCGTTTGCAACCAGATGCTGCAATGGCTCTGCGCGCGAGACTTGGACAACGTGAGTTCGGTGGTTATGCAGACGTGTCCGCGCTGTTAATGTTTCTAACGATGCAAGGTTTTGACACGAAAGGTTGGTCAAACATGGCAAAAGATCTTGACATGGCTCGCGTTTTCCTTGAGTACGGATCTGATCGGAACAGTTCATCCAATATCTAGTCTTTTGACGATTAGTAATTATAATTAAAGCTCTTACTGCTTAGTGTAAGG